CCGCGTTGCACGCGGCCAAGAATCCCACGAATGACCCTGAAAACGGCCCTAGGATGCTTCAGGATCTATTCGAACCGCGGAAACGGTATCAGATACGAACCAAAACGCAATGCCCCCTAGGCGAACCCCTACCCCCACACTCAAGTTGCGCGGTTCCGAGCTGCTGGCCCAGCGCGCAACCGAACCGGATGGCAATACCAATGGAGCCCCGACCCTGTTCAGCCAGGTCATGGCGTGCGAAATCGCGCGCCGCTACTTCGACCGGCTGGTCGATGACCTTCGCGGGCTTGGGCTGTATGCATCCGAGGACTATGTGAGCCACAACCACTACGCGTTGGCCGCTGCGGAGTGGGAGAAAGCGCAGGCGCTGATTGAGTCCGAGGGGATGACCATCGTGACCCCACAAGGGAAAATCCTCAATCCGGCGCTGAAGGTGCGTGACAATGCGCGCGCCGAGGTTGCGCGGCTGTGCCGCGAGTTCGGGCTATCCCCCGCCAGCCGCGTGGGCCTGCAATCATCAAAGAAAAAGGGCAATGCCGCGAGCGCCATTGAAAGCATCCTCAAAGCGAAGACCGCCTAAAGCCGCAACCATTGCGGGTTTCAGCGCGGCCAAGACTGCGAGCAAGGGAGACTGGTTCGATGAGCGCGAGTGGGAACGCATCCGCAGTTTCTTCGGCGCGCTGACGCATCAAAAAGGCACCTTCGCTGGCCAACCGTTTGCCCTGTTGCCCTGGCAGGAAGATTTCCTAGCCACCCTGTTGTGTTGGAAGCGCGCCGATGGGCGGCGCAGGTTCACCACCTGCTATGCGGAAATACCACGCAAAAATGGAAAAACGACATTGATGAGCGCGGTGTGTCTGTGGATGCTGCTGTGTGATTCCGAACCGGGTGCCGAGGTGTACTGCTGCGCCTCAAGCCGCGACCAAGCTGCGGTGTGTGGCGATAGCGCGCGGCAGATGATTCAGGCGAACGCGACGCTTGCGGGCTTGGTGGATGTGTTCCGAAACACGATCACCTACGGGAACAGCAAGCTTGAGATTCTGTCCAGCGATTCAGGAACCAAGCACGGCAAGAATCCTTCATGCATCGTGTTCGATGAGTTGCACACCTACGACGCGAACGGGCGCGACCTGTACGACGCGATGGTGAGCGGCCAAGGCGCGCGCAGCCAACCGCTAAACCTATCCATCACCACCGCGGGTTCAGATCGGAACAGCCTGTGCTTTGAGTTGCACCAATACGCGGAGAAGGTGCGCGACGGGTTGGTTCAGGATTCCAAGTTCCTGCCCGTCTTGTTCGGCGCGCCGGTGGATGCGGATTGGACGAGCCCGAAGGTGTGGAAGCAAGCGAACCCCAGCCTGGGCGTGACCATCAGCGAGGAGTTTCTAGCGACCGAGTGCGCGAAGGCGAAGGAACTACCCGCCTACCAAAACACCTTTCGCACCCTGTACCTGAATCAATGGGTGGAGAGCAAGCGCGCGTGGATCGGGTTTGATACTTGGGCCGCGTGCGCGGCGAAGGGAATCACCGAGGAAGCGTTAGCCGGGCGCGAGTGCTGGGCCGGGCTTGACCTGTCCACCACCACAGACCTGACGAGCCTTTCGCTGGTGTTCCCTTTGGATGATGGGTTCATGGATGTGCTTTCCTATTCGTGGTGCCCGGAAGAAGGAATCAAGCGCCGCAGCCGGTTGGATCGCGCGCCATATCAAGTGTGGGCCGATCAAGGGTGGTTGCGGCCCACGCCAGGCGCGGTGGTGGACTATGACCATGTGGCCGAGTTCATCCGGCAACTGTGCAAGCGGTTTGATGTGAAGCGCGTTGCATTCGATCCGTGGGGCGCAACGCAACTAGCAACCGGGCTGCTGCGCGAAGGCGTGCCGATGATCGAAGTGCGTCAAGGCTTCCGGTCACTTTCGGAACCGTCGAAGAAACTGGAAGCCTTGGTTCTATCCAAAAAACTGCGCCATCCGGATAACCCGCTGCTAAATTGGGCTGTTAGTAACACCGTCATTGATCAAGACCCAGCCGGGAACATCAAGGCGAGCAAGGAAGCATCCACCGAACGAATCGATCCGGTGGCGGCGCTTATCAGCGCGCTAGCGGGTTGGATGTTTCAGGGTGAGGAACACATGGGGCCGAGCGTCTACGAAACCAAGGGAATCGAATGGCTCTAATCGACATCCTTCGCAGGTACTTGGGGCCGCAGCCACCGCGCAGCGAGTACGAAGACAACACACCCATCGGGCAACCTGTTTCGGGTTCGGTGCAGTCCTATGTTTCGTCTTATTCGTTCACCGGGTCGAACATCAACCCGCTCACCGCGATGGAATCGCCGAGCGTGTACGCGTGCGTGCGCCTGATCGCGTCGAGCATTGCGAAGCTTGAGTGGCAAATCCTGCGCGAGACTCCGGAAGGCAAGGTGGTTGAACCTAACCACCCGCTGGCGAATCTGCTGAATGTGGAGCCGAATGAGGACACTAGCGCGCTGGTGTTCCGTGAAACGCTTCTCACCAATGCGCTGCTGACCGGCAACGGCTACGCGTACATCCAGCGCGATGCATCCGGTATGCCGGTTTCGCTTGAACTGCTGCGCCCTGACATGGTGCAGATGATGCGCGACGGTGCGAACCAGCCCTACATCCAGGTTTACACGGGCAACTACACCGGGAAGGATGCCGAGAAAAAGGCACGCCGATTCCGCCCCTACGATGTGTTCCACCTGTGCGGCGCGTCATTTGAGGGGCTGCTGGGAATCGCTCCGATTCACCTGATGCGCGAAACCATCGGGCTGGAACTGATCGTGCAGGAGTTCGTTACCAAGTACTGGGCCAACAATGCCGTGCCTTCGGGCACGCTGTCCCTGCCCGGCAAACTGTCCCCCGAGGCATCGCAGCGGCTGCGCGAAGCCTGGCAGAAGGCCCACAACGCGCGCAACGCGGGCCGCGTGGCCGTGCTTGAAGATGGGATGAAGTACGAACCGATGGCATCTACGATGAAGGATGCTGATTTGGTAGCCATCCGCGAGTTCTGCCGCCAGCAGATTGCGGCGGCGTTCGGCGTTCCTGCGGCGCGCATTGGCTCCACCGAGGCGCAGAGCTACTCCAGCGCCGAGAGCGGTGATGCCCACCTAGTGAAGCACACCCTTTCAAGCTGGGCCACGCGCCTTGAGCAAGAGGCCAGCCGCAAACTGATCGTGCGAGGCGCGCCATACTGCACACGGATTTCATTTGATTCGATGCTGCGCGCAGAGATGGCGGTGAGGTTCAGCGCCTACAACACGGCGATCATGTCCGGGCTGATGAGCCCGAACGAATGCCGCGCGCGGGAAGGTTTGCCAGCGGTTGCAGGCGGCGAGTCCATCCGCCTGCCGCTCAACACGGCCGCGCCGGAGCCCGCCGCCGGTGGCGTGCCCCCGGCCGAGCCTGTGTCCGCACCGGCCGAGGAAGTGCCCGCGAGCGTTGACCTGGCACCGGATGAGGTGCCCGATAGCGTGGATGTTGATCCGGCCGAAGACGAGGCCGGAGACAATGCGAAAAAGTTGATCGCCATCCGCGCCGCGGTGGATGCGGTGCGCCCCGCCATCGAAAACGCGTATGGCCGCCACCTGAACCGGGTTTCCGAGTACCTGTTGAAGACGCGCACCCAGGCGAAGCTTGACCGCTGGGCACCGCCCATCGATTGCATCGCAGGTGACCTGCGCGACACCATCACCGGGCTTGGGCGCATCATGGGCGATGAGAGCAAGGCATCCGATGTGCTGAACGCGGCGTTGCTGCGCCACGCTCGCCACCTGCGCGGCGCTGTCGGGAAAATCGCGGCGCTATCCGATACGGTCGATGGGTGGAAGCCGCTTCCGAGCGTGGCCACTACCGAACTGCTGGAAATGCTCGAGCATGAAATCATGCAAACGCCACTACTGGAGGGAAAGCAATGACCGAAACACGCGCTAGCGGCACCGTCAAACCTTCAACAGATTTGAAGATTCGTGGTTATGCGGTGACATGGGAGCCGTACACGATGGGCCCCGATTCATGGGAGCGCATCGACCGATCCGCATTTGATGCGGCGCTAGAGTCCCCCGAGGATGTGGCGCTACTGTGGAACCACGACACCAGCAAGCCGATGGCCCGCGTGCGCGCTGGGAACCTGCGAATCTTCACCGACGAGGTGGGGCTTGGTTTTGAGGCCACGCTTCCTGACACGGCCGTGAGCCGTGACGCGGTTTCCCTGATCCGTTCCGGCGTGGTAAGCCAATGCTCTTTCGGGTTCCATGTGCGCGGCGAGCGGTACGAAAAGGCACCCGATGGGAAGCCGCTGCGCATCATCACCGACGCGAACTTGGTGGAAATCAGCGCGGTAACATTCCCTGCGAACCCTGCCACCAGCGTGGAGGCGCGCAACGCGCAGCCAACCGCGCGCAAGCGTTACTACCTGCCACCGGAGATGTAATCGGTTGCAATTCACTTGCGCGCCCTGATAATGGGCGCAAATGAATACGGCCGCGCGCGTCCTAGTGATGCGCCGCCACCTGTAACGGTTTCCGTTCCGCCCTCGTGGCGCAACTAACCACGCGATTTCTCACCGAATCCGCGAGGCTGTGCGCCATGCGCCCCTCGCTTTTTGAGGGTTGAACTATGGGCGAAACCAAGATCACGCGCGATTCCGAACAGTACAGCGACATCTACCGCACCTTCCTGCGCCGCGGCGCGCGCGGGCTCACCGATGTGGAGGCGCGCGCGCTGACGATCAGCAGCGGCGGCACCGCGCTGGCCCCGACCGCCTGGTCAAAGTACATCGATACGGAGATCGCTGAAGACGCGATCCTGTCGCGCGTTCAGAAGATCGAAACCCCCACCGCTTTCAATCTTCCGATCTACGCCGAGGATGCGACGGTGAACACCAATGTGGCCGAGTCCGCATTGGGTACCCAGTCTTCCCCCACCTTCGCCAAGCCCGTGCAGGGCACCACCGCTGGCACCAGCGGCACCACGAGGCCAAGCGTAGCAACCGGCACTGAGGTAGATGGCACTGTGACCTGGACGGTATACACCGAGCCTTACGACTGTTCAGCCGCCAACGCCGCGCTTAACGATGCAGACCTTTGCCTGTTCGACGATGACCTCATGATTGAGGGCATGCGGTGGGCGTATTTCCGCGCCAAAAAGCAGGAATACGAGCAAGAGCGGGCAGACTGGGAGCAGATGGTAAAGAGCG